GACTTAACCGATGCTTCGTGGATAAAGACCGGTTATAACAGTCAAATTGACTCTGATGCTTTCGTTGCGCCAGATGGAGGGGCATACACGACTTCTAAATTAGCCGAAGATGCTACAGGCGGCGCGGTTCAACATAGGATGCGACAGGCAGATATTTACTTCGACGCAATCGATACCACGGTAATTCATAGTTTCGCCGCGCCGGATGAGAGAGACACATTTACTATCAGGGAAGCAACAACTTCGGGTCGGTCTGTGACGTTTGAACTTGTGGGCCAAGGCTCGATTAGCACCGTGAATGCTACGGGGACGATAGAGTTACTGGATAGTGGTATTTATAAATGCACCGCTTATATCATACAGAACTCAGGTTCTGGTAATAAGATTGTTGATTTCCACTTAAATACTAATGGGGGAACCGCTAACGAATCGTATATAGGTACACAAGGCAACGGTCTTTTCTTGTGGGGCATTCAGATAGAAGAATTAGGTAATACCCCTTCCTCCTACATCCCGACAGTAGGTAGTCCGGTGGTGAGGGGGGCTGACGAACTAAGTTATGATAACGCAAATATGGTTCTAGAACCTTATTCGTGGAATATATCGTTTACCCCGTCTATCGTTCAGGGTAGTGGGGGTATTTATCATAGGTACATGGGTACAACGTCGTGGCCTACGCGAGTTTTTGTTGGGATGGAGTCAGCCGGAGTTGCTCGTTTCTATAGACTGAATAACAAAACGACAGGGGCAGAATCCGCGCAAACGACCAATGGGATGACTACTGGCGAACTAGCTACTATATGCACAAGAGCGGACGCAGCAAGTATTGCAATAGTTATGAACGGGGGCGCAATCTCATCGGTGGCTAATAATGGCAGCGGGAACAATGGTGATCCGCTAACACTTGATGGGCGTGTAGCATCGGGGGGCGGGAACAACGTGTATGGGGCTATCAAGGATGTAAGAATATATAATGAAGCATTGAGTGATGACAAAATGAAAGAACTATCAAAAGTGGAGTCAGACTAATGCTTAATTTTTTAGTAAAGACTCCCCCTGGTACTGTTGAGCAACAGGAAGTAGAGGGAGTGCCAACGGGCGGCTACCTTTATCCCAACGCCAACGATGTTCACTTCTCTCAAGAGTATAGTGATGGTACTGACTGGGAAGTTTGGTTAATGAATGCCAATGACTCAGAGGAAGCACCATTTACCCCTAAAGTAGGGGATACAATTCTGGCTGGTTGGGATTGGGATACAGGTGAAGTAGTAAGCTGGCATCCTATCCATGCAGACTTGCAGGACTACATCGAACCAATAGGTAACGAACTCAACGAGGTCACCAGTACATTTGATGGTACTGTGTCCTTTCCTACGTACCTGCACTTCCTTGGTCATGCTACGCGGTTCTGGGGAACGACTAATCAGTACCCAGACAACAACCAGGCACGTAGAATTTATGTAGAACGGTTTGAGACAGACTGGGCGGGACAACTCTACCAGCGGGTGAGGTTCATTCTAGGTAAACCATTCGACAAAGATAATACTCCGAATGCCTTAGCCATTCTGATCTATACCGACCCGGAACGACAGAACTATTACTACACCCCCGGAGCATTCATCCTCGATACTACTGACCCAGACAATACCTTCTGGTATGCAGAGACTACTATTGGGCAAAGCCCCGTGGCAGTGCCAGAGGATGTTCACTATTGTGTTGCTCTTGGTAGTGCTCCTCTCAATGGAGGGGGTACTATACCTCGGGACTTCGGAAAACGAATAGAAGACGAAACGCCCCCACCAGTAGGCAACTCACTTGGTAATTATAACGCTGAATTTGATTCGCCCCCATTACCCGACCCCGCAACACTACAAGAAGATGATTATTATGTCGTATCTGTAGCAGGCACAGTAATTCCAACATGGCCAACAATATCAGGTACGACCCTTGTAGAGAATGATGTACTACGAGTAACCGGCGGGCAGTATGATCGTGAAGATTATCCAGCAGAGGTGTTAGTAACTTATTGGGATTTAGAACACCACTCTTTTAATTGGGAGGAAAACCTTAAATTAGAATCAGAACTTGCTTTTATAACCAGAATGGGGTGGCAAGGTTATACAGTAGCTAGTATTGGGACTATTTTTCTGATTAACTATCTAGGATGGCCATTCCCATTAATACGTAATGACGGCCCATCACTAAATGGTGTAGAAGGAGCTAAACCGTTTTGGATGCCACAAAATGACTGGGATGGTTTTGTAATAGCTATTCATAAAGCCGCAGGCTTGGAGTCTACCAATGCCAACCCTTAAGGAAAAACTTGCTGAAGTAAAACGTCAGCTAAAAGAGCAGGGGATAAAACCCCCAAGTGATGCTAAACTGAAGGCAGCCATCAAGGAGATTGGTATCGAAAAATGCAAATAGATTTCAGCCCTGATAGTACACTGCTTCCATTTTGGGAATCAGACAAATTCTATCAGTTTACGGTTGGGCCGCTGGGTAGCACCAAGACGACCAACTACATAATGAAACTCCTCACTATTGCGGCCAACCAGAACAAAGGTCACGACGGTCTCAGGCGCACTCGCTTCGCCATCAGCCGGCAAACTCTCCAACAGATCAAAACAACCGTCCTGAAAGATGTGGAGTATTGGCTTGCGCCTATTATTCATTACAAAGTCAGTGACTCAGTGATTCAGATACGGCAGGGAGATATTCATAGTGACTGGCATCTCATTCCGCTTGAAGATCAGGCCGATCAGCGTCGACTCTTATCGATGCAGCTTACAGTGGTGTACTTCAACGAATTTAGAGAACTACCGCTGGAACTCGTTGCCGCTGCCGCAGGTCGTGTTGGACGTTATCCGTCGAAGGGGATGGGTGGGTGTTCATACTACGGGGTGTGGGGAGATTCTAACCCGCCATCTGTTGATTCGGAATGGTATGGTTTCCTCGTTGAAAACGAAGCTAAAAATCTCACCTATGTACATCAACCGGGGGGACTGAGCCAGGAAGCCACTTGGCGTCATCACCTGCCAGACGATTATTATGAAAACCTTATGCAGGGCCACGAGCAGGCATGGGTCGATATTCATGTACACAGTAAGTGGGGGGAGTCACTTATTGGCCAGCCGGTCTATAAAAATTCCTTCGTTCAAGATTTTCATACTACAGATCAAGAGGTTAAGCCAATTCCAGGGTATCCTCTAATTATAGGGTGTGATTTTGCCCGGTGGCCAGCGGCTATCCTCTGCCAGGTCGATCATCAGGGAAGATTGCTTGTATTTCAAGAACTTGAGAGGCAAAACTGTGGAGTCGAAAAATTCTGTCAGGAAAACATCCTGCCCATGCTCAATACCCGCCGCTTCGCCGGGCTTAGTGCATACCTCGTCGGAGACCCCTCAGGAGTGTCAAAAGGGGAAATCGGAGAGGAGTCGGTTTTTGACATGCTCAAGCGGATTGGATTCCGAGCCTTCCCGGCTCCCACGAACAATATTCAACCCAGGCTCAGGGCGGTAGAGAAATGGCTGATTCAGCAAAGGGCTGGAAAGCCCGCGATCTTGATCGACCAAGCAGGCTGCCCCAAGTTACTACGCGGGTTCCGGGGGGAGTACAGGTTCAAGCTCATGAAAGACGGATCGATGGAAGTGAAGCCCGACAAGAAAAACAGGCCATACGCCGATTTACACGACGCTTTACAGTATGCTTGCCTCGGTACTTCAGACAGAATACGCGGTAAGGTCATGCGTAGAGGCATGAACAAGGCCGTAAAACCCAGATTCACTTCAGCAGCGTGGACATGACTATGAAACTATTGAGAATTCTATTGATAGCCCTACCATTTGTAGTCCATGCCGAGGGGTATGAATATGATGCGGAGCTTACCCCCCAGGCCACATTTACCTGTACATATGCACCGTTAAGAACTGACGGTTCCCCGTTTTTGGTGGAGGATTATGGCAATGTCGACTTATTTGTGAGTACCAACCCAAGCTGTTCCGGGGAGCCATACTACTCAGGGCCGGCGTGTGAGGCGAATATAGTGCTTGGGGCGATGGCCACCGGGCAATATTATCGATGTTGGAGCCAGTGGGATACGGGGGGTCGAGTCAGCGATAAATCTGTAATCGTCCCTTTTTTCTTGTGGAATATCGCTCCTCCAAACCCGCCGCAAGACACAACCCTGGAATAAAGCGTAAAACTGGGAGTGGTGGCGGATGTTCTCTGAAATCATAGAGTTGACAATTCCCTTGCTTTTGTAGAGAATTCGGATTATGGGCGAATCAATTCTAAGAGTAATACCTGAAGGCGAACTGCAAAAGCGGGACGCCGAGGCAGCCGTTCCTGTCAATACCGTGGGAATGGAATTTTCAGAGATGAATCGGCTGGCCAGTCATATACGCCACCGTTGGGACATCTTCCGCAGGCATCGCACAGAAGTTCTAACAACAGCTACCTCCGAGTCTACGTTCAACACCGACGACAACTCCAATACTCTTAACAATCGCCTCCTGCGTTCTCTCCGTGCCTACTCCGGGGAATATTCCCCAGAAAAGATTTCACAAATCGGCCAGTTCGGTGGATCGAAAGTTTATGCAAAAATCACGACAGTAAAATGTCGTGGTGCAACTGCGATGCTCCGTGACATATTTATTAATGGCACGAGGACATGGGACATCGAGGCCACACCAGACCCGGACGTACCTCAGGAAATACAGGGGAACATTGATGAGCTGGTAATGATGGAAGCCCAGCACATGCAACAGGCTGGCGAACCCATTGATGAAATTGCACTGGCAGAACGGAAGAAACAATTACAGTTTGCATCAAAACAAGCTGCCAAAAAGAAAGCTGATGAAGAAGCAGATCGTTCCGCAGAAATACTTGAGGACTTTCTTGTAGAAGGCGGGTTTTATGAAGCCCTTGGGGAATTCCTAATTGATCTCCCAATTTATTATTTCGCTGTGCTGAAAGGCCCGGTAGTCAAGATGACGAAATCGTTATCCTGGCAAGATGGAAAGATGATCTCCGTTATGGAGCCGAAGATGTTCTGGGGTCGGGTTTCACCATTCGACCTGTACTGGACTCCCGGTGCCACGCATATCCAAGATGCCGAGGTCATTGAAAAAGTTCGCTACTCTCGCGCCGACCTGAATTTACTGCTTGGTGTTGAAGGATATAACGACGAAGCGATACGCGCCGTCCTTGAAAAATACAAAGATGGCTACCGGGAATACCCGGATGAATTTGAAAGTGAGCGTTCTGATCTGGAGTCCCGCGAGGATTTCCATATGAATCGTTCCGGGCTGATCGAGGGTCTTGAGTATCACGGTGCAGTACAGGGCCAAGACCTGATTGATGCAGGCTTCCCACTGAAGTCCATCGATGACCCATTACTTGATTACACTGTTGTCATTTGGATGATTGGTGAATTTATAATCAAGGCGCAGATCAATCCGAATCCCCGTGATCGTCACGGATATTATGTTTCCAGTTTTGAAAAGGTACCTGGGTCAATACCGGGCCAGAGCGTGCCAGATATTATTGACGATGTGCAGGATGTGGCGAATGCCTCTCTGCGATCACTGGTCAATAATATGTCAATCGCTTCTGGCCCTCAGGTAGCCGTGAATGAAGATCGGCTTGGCCCCAATACTGATGCAGACTCCCTCTACCCGTGGAAACGCTGGCGGTTTGAGGACGATCCGATGGGGAATACCACCTCACCAATATCGTTCTTTCAGCCTGAGTCCAACGCCCGCGAATTGCTGGAAGTTTTCAATCAGATGTCTGTCCTTGCAGACGAAACATCCGCAATCCCACGTTATCTCACTGGCAGTAACAACGTCGGTGGTGCAGCTAAAACTGCATCCGGCCTGTCCATGCTGATGAACAATGCGTCAAAGGTATTGCAGAACATAGCCGCGCAGATTGACAACGATGTGTTTGCACCGTTGCTTCAAGACCTGTACGACTTCATTATGTTGACCGATACCACCGGGATGCTACAGGGCGACGAGAATATCCGTGTCCGAGGCGTCACCGTTGCCATCCAGAAAGAACAGGATCGAATGAGGAAACTGGAATTCCTGCAAATTAGCGGGAACCCGATTGACTCTCAGATCGTGGGTATGGAAGGTCGGGCTGCTATACTTCGTGACATTGCTGATGATCTGGGGATGCCGGGCGAGAAGATCGTACCGTCAGAAGCAGAGCTGAAAGCAAAACAGGAAGCAGAGCGAAAGGCCATGCAGGAGCAAGCAGCAGCCGAACAGGCAGCCAATGCACCGGCACCGGGCGGCGGAAGTGCAAATCCCGAAACTGACAACGCATTTAGAACCAACACGTAGGAGAATTATCATGTTTGGACATGGCTCGAAAACAAGTTATCCGCCCAAGACTGGGCACAAGAAGGGCAACTGCCCTCCCATGCAGGCTAACGCCAGCAACGGCAATAATGTTGGCCCTGGCTCTGACCAGAGTTATCCGCCTGCCGCACCTGGCAACAAGTGGCCGGCTCCTAACAACCACGCTACTGCATCAGAAGGTCAGACCACTGGCCATCCGTCGCAGAAGACAAGCTACCCAAGTAAGGGTGGTGGCGGTAAGCAGTTCGTGCCAACAGGTGGCAACAAGCTGTAATGAAACTGTCAGAGGAACAACTTGAGTCGGTGGCAGCACTTCGGGGCAACAGAGATTTTGCTGTGCTCATGAATGCTGTAGCCGGCCAATGCTCCACTGAGAACGAACGCCTTCTTAAACTGCCAGAAAGCAATGAGTATTTACGGGGCCAAGTCTTCGCACTCACTGACTTTTTGGAAACCATGAATGGCGCGATTAAAAAACTTGAACGGGCCAAACAGCCCAAAACATAGGAGAATACAATGTCTGCTCTCCCGAGAGAAGTTCGTAGAAAGATTAAGGCCGCTGAGAAGCTGCATGAGAAGGCGTATGGCACCCAAAGCGCAGAGGGAACCCCTCCTGCGGAAGTATCCCCTGCTCCGGCAGAAGCTACTCCGCCAGTGGAACAACCTGCGGCTCCTGAGGCTACGATTGAAACAGTGCCTCCGGCAGTACAGCCTTCGATTGAGGAAACTCCGCCGCCCGCTTCTCCCGAGGTTGGAGAGACGCCCCCTGACGGCTCCACAGATGCCCAAAAGTGGGAACATAAATACAATGTACTGAATGGTAAGTACAAGGCCGAGGTTCCTCGGTTGCAGAAAAATGTGAAAGATTTAAGTGGTCAGGTCAGTCAGTTGCAGTCTGTCCTTTCTTCGCTTGAGTCAGTTAAGCCAGCAGAGGCTGCTCCCCCCGGAACACCCGAAGCCGCTACCAAACTACTCAAAGACGAGGAGATCGAAGATTACGGCTCAGACCTGATCGATGTAGTAAAACGTGCAGCTCGTGAGGAGCTGGCACCGGAAGTAAATCGGCTGGAACTTGAAAATGCCGAACTTCGCCGGCAGATGGGCACGGTTGTCGAAACCAGTGCTGTTAATGCACGGCAAGGAGTTTATGATACACTTGATACACAAATCCCGAATTGGCGGGAGCTAAATTCAGATCAAAGTTATCTTGCATGGCTGGACACGCTTGATGCGTATACCAACAGAATGCGAAGGGAACTTCTGAATGAAGCCTTTGAAACGAATGACGCAGCTCGCGTCGTTGCCTTTTTCAAGGGCTACCTGAACGAAAACGCAGTGGTCAGTCCAGCGACCGAGGAAACACCAGCACCCGCGCCCCGACAAGCGCAGGTTGATATGGCATCCTTAGCCGCACCCGGTAAGCCGAGAGGCGGGTCAGCACCAGGCACTCAAGAAGGTCAGCAAACATGGCGGCAAGTAGAAATCTCAGCTTTTTATGCCGATGTCCGTAGGGGTAAGTTCAAGAACGACCCGAAAGGCAAACTCAAAATTGAGAAAAGCATAATGGCTGCGGTTAATTCAAATCGTATAGTTGCTTAACTAACTTGAGGATTCAATCATGGGTTATCCCCTAGCTACCGCAGGAGACTCACCGGATCAGTTCCCAGCCGGTATTGATGTCACTGCTTCACCCGTTTACACGGGCACATTCATTCCAGAAATCTGGAGTGGCAAACTCATCGAGAAGTTTTACGATGCTACTGTTATTGGTGCTATTGCCAACACCGACTATGAAGGTGAAATTTCTTCATATGGCGACAAGGTAAAGATTCGTACCAAGCCTGATGTCACCATCAAGCAGTATCAGGCTGAACAGGTACTCGAATTCGAGCGTCCGTCCAGCAGCATTGTCGAACTGAATATCGACCAAGGCTACTACTTCAATACCATCCTCGACGATGTGATGGAAGTACAAGCCGACCTGAACCTGATGTCAATGTGGTCTGACGATGCTTCCGAGCAGATGAAGATTCGGATTGATACCGAGGTTCTGGCTTACATGCCTACCGAAGTTGATGCCGATAATCAGGGCAACACCGCTGGTAAGCTGTCTCAGAATCTGGATTTCGGTACCAGCCTTGTCCCTCTGGATATGGTTGCCCGTAACCCAGCCGCAAACGAGACCGAAGTTATCGATCTGATCGTTGCTTTTGGCCAGGCTCTTGATGAGCAGAACATCCCCGAAAATGGTCGCTGGATCATTGTCCCGGCTTGGATGGCTGCGATGATTAAGAAGTCCGAACTGCGCGATGCTTCCCTGACCGGCGACGGCCAGACGATGTTGCGTAATGGTCGCTTGGGCATGATCGACCGCTTCGAGCTGTATGCCTCCAACCTGTTGCCGACTTCGGTACCGACTGATGCGCTTGGCGATGCCACTGCCATCATGGCCGGTCACAAGCACGGTATGACTTTCGCAAGTCAGATGAGCAAGATGGAAACCCTGCGTGGCGAGTCCACATTCGGTACCATCATGCGTGGTTTGCAGGTCTATGGTCGCAAGATGACTGACGGAATTTCGGTATGCCTGGCATACTCCCGTAAGTCTGCTGTGTAATGGTGATGGGGGCTTCGGCCCCCTTCCCTTTTTAACCAAGGAACCAGAATATGAAATATCTACGCCGCATTAAAGATGGAATTACATATCCGTACAATGAGGTTCACGCCAAACTTGCTACGTTTGAGGTCGTGGATACTACTGTAGTAGCCGAGGTGGCCGCACCGAAGAAAAAGGCTGCTCCCAAGAAATCTCGCAAGAAGACTGTTGAAGCTCCTGCGACTACCGATGCTGATGAGTTAAACAGCGATCTGGGGTCGTTAGATGAGCTATCAGATAACTGATGTCGTAATCCGGGCACGCCAGATCATTCAAGATTTGGAAACACCGTACCGGCACTCCGACCAAAAATTAATTAATTACCTCAATGATGCATTGAGTGACACCCGTCGCTTGCGTCCTGATTTATTCATTGGCAGTCTGGCGACTCAGCCACAAGTATATACTGACGCCGATCTGTTAGAAGATTTCCCCATCGACTACACCTACTTTTCCACCATAGTTGACTACCTTGCCAGCTCAGTAGGGATTGAGGACGATGAATTTGCCCAGGATGGCCGGGCCATTACGCTTCACCAACGCTTCGTTCAGAAGCTCATGGGTAAATTCGGATGAACATGGTAGACATCTCAGTATTCTACGATGAGGCGGCCTCACGCATCTCAGGTGCGCCGATCGATGTTTTGCGGCAGCAACTTGAGGGTACGCTCAGAGAGTTCTATGTACGCTCCGGGGCATTCCTTACATTGACCCCCGCTATGAACGTCAAAGGTGACAAGGTTGCCTATAATTTCAACCCCCAACCAGAAGGTGAGATACTTACTATATATAGTGTTCTGGTTGATGAAGTTCCAGTACGGTTTCATGGAGCCGAAGAACCGGGGTCTGTCATATTGGTTACAAAATACCCGGAAGATAAAGACAAAGCTCTTACAGCGGTCGTATCGCTCCGTCCATTTAAGTATGACCTGATTCCAGAAGAAACAGTTACATTTGATTTTGATACCATCCTCGATGGCGTAACTGGTCGCATGTTTATGATGCCGGATCGTCCGTGGTCAAATGGCCCTCAGGCTGAATATTATTTGAGGCGGTTTCGCCAAGGCCAGGGCCAAGCCCGAGTTCGAGTAAAGTCCCGATTTACACAGCAAGCTGCCGGTTGGAAATTCCCACCGTGGTAGGAGTAAGTAATGAATAGATTATATGACAGGGCCGGCCAAGGATATTTAGAACAGGCGTTTAAGTGGACAACAGATGATGTCCGTGTTGCGCTTGTTGCTGATGCCTATGTATTCGATCCCACACATGGCTTTGGTATTGATTTAGGGTCACATATAATTGGTATCCCTCTTACTATTCCTGGCCCAGTAGCAGACTCGGAAGGTAAAGCTGATGGTGGGTCTGTATTATTTACCGCCTTATCAGATGTCCGAACGGCAGCGTATGTGGTATTGATAAAATGGAATACCACTATTAATGATTCTGAGTTACTGGCGTTTTATGACAACATCGCCGGAATGCCATTTGTTCCATCAGGCGGCAACTATGCCATTTTCCCTGATGCGGTACTGGGCGGCTATTATCAGATTGGTGGCGATTCATGCTAAACGCAGTCGGCCCAATAGATACAGTCTCAGTCAATGATCGCTACGCGATTAATGGCGGGCTTATGGATGGGTCTTTTACACCAGGATTTTTTAAGACCTCTATTATGGGGATACCTGGGGCAGGATTATTCATCGAACTGATTGGGTTCAAAACCACTATCCTTAGCGTGACTGCAAATATCGAAGCGATGGTAGCGGGCTTTCGTACTACCACACTATCCTTAATTGCCCCGCTAACTATAACCCCTGAGTTTTTTAAGACCTCAAAATTTACAGCCCTAATCTCTAATTTTACAGGGCGGGATACCGGGGATGAGAACTGCGTTCATTCCGAGGTAAGGGATTCTACGGTGCCTAATGACTGTAAGAATCTGGATGCTAACGATCACGTAAACAGAACACTGGATGCCAATGGCAAGGGTAGAACCTCTACCTCTAACCCACCACGGAGGAAGTGCTGATGGCTCTCCTTGCTCGTTATAGACACAACTCGGTAGAAGTAAAGAACTACACCATCAAGTATGCTGACTGGCTTGAGGAAGGTGAGAACCTTGCTTCAGTCGCGTTTACTCTACTGCCAGTAACAACTCCTCCGCTTGCTATCGTGGGGAATGTTGACCCTATCGAAAATGAAGTCCTCATGACTGTTGGTGATGGGGGCGTTGATGGTGAAACTTATGACATCACTGTAACAGTCACCACTGACCAGAGCCAGGTCAAGAGGGATTGCATAGAAGTATCCATTTCGGATGAGTGCTAATGATCTTAAACGAAAATAATTTCAGCGACTCTTTACAGACTCCAGCTCTTGCTGCGGGCCTAAGTATTACTGTAGCTGATGCATCTCAACTACCAGTATTATCCGCTACGAACTATATGATGATGACCCTTGAGGTTGTCCTTACAGGAGTTCGTGAAATTGTTAAGGCTACAGGGGTAGCTGGTAATGTCATCACTATAGAGCGTGCTCAAGAGGGCACGACAGCACTTGATTTTGCAGCAGGTGATACAGTTCAAGCTCGCCTCACAGCCGGGATGCTGAATTACCTACGGGATAACCCCGTGGTATGGAGAGGGAACTGGGGGCCGGGCACCTATCGTAAGAATGAGATGGTGCTTGATACTGGCTGGACAATGATCGCCCTTGTAGAGACTACTGATCGTGCTGCACCGCAGCCGAGTGGATTAGCCTCTTATCAATATTCTGGCTCTGCCCCGGAATCCGCTGTTGTTGCTAAACAGGTTATTTTTGGTAATCGGTATTCTCCGGTATTAAATATAATCTTATCTAACTACCGGGTTAATGTAATAATTGGTAATCACTATACTATATACGGAGTGTTAGACCCACTTGGTGATAAAATTATTACTGAGATTGCTGACTTTGTAGCGTCTATAACAGGGTGGTTGGAGATCAGTAAAGCCAATGTGAATGTCCGGGCTGGAACTGTGTTTGATATGGTGGTTATAGTTAGTGAGCCAGACCCAACACCATCTACGTTTAATGGAGATTGGAGTTATACCCTCCCGAATAATATAACCGCACCGTCATCCGGGCAAATTACTCATTCTAATAAACAACTGGATGTTTTGAATATCCATAAGACAGATTTTCTTGGCGGAAATAGAGCCACAGAATTACAGAATTTAGATATTGGCGACGTTATTGATGATGGTACGATTCGGTGGTCTATACAGAACTCTACAGATAACGGCACGTATATGTCATACGCAGTCGCGCCTTCTTTACAATCCTCGTCAGGTACCAAAGACTTTATTTTTGAAACTGTATCCCCTACTCCTATCACCCGGATGGAGGATGTTAATTACTGGGCGGTGAATAACCCACTCATCCAGGGTATATATGCGGAAGATGATATTTACGATAACGTTGCAGTAAATGATAATGCTTATGGTATAGATGTATTTGCCCAAGAGCTTACAGCATCCGAAGATTGGGATGTTGTTTCACTAAGTGGTAGCGGTGGTGGCGGTAGTGATAGTGCTTTTCTTAATGATCTCATTGATGTTGATGCCCCCTCCCCAGTTAATCTTGCTTCACTTGCTTGGGATGACTCGGCTTTCCGTTGGAAGTCAGTTTTCTTTGATAAGGTAGATCGTGCCGGCGACACCATGACCGGCCCGCTAACCTTGCCAGGAAATCCTACTAACCCACTTGAAGCTACTCCGAAACAGTACGTTGATGGTATCGCTGGGGCGTTTGTTTCTACTGATGATACCTCACTTATAACAAATGATGTAATGATGGGGGATGGTTCCAAGAAGATTACTAAAGCTATACGGTTCGGTGGCAATACGCTACGCGCAAATGAAGTTGTGGTTTCATCGACAGGGCTATCCAACAACGAGATCGCAGTCGGGGATAATGTTGCCGAAAAGCGCATCAAGCCAAGTGGTAAGGCTATTGAAGAAACCTTAACCAATGATGCAGCGAAGGTTCCAACTAGTGCAGCAATAGCCGCCTATATTGCTGAACAGATTGCACCACTCTCTAATAGGAATATTCTCATTAATGGCAGTTTTGCGATATGGCAGAGGAACAGTAACTGGGCTAACCCCGCTGATGAGGTCTATACCGTAGATCGGTGGGTAAGACAGAGAAATGTTAATACTCTATCTGTAGATAAAATAGTCACAACCAGCACTGATGTGGGCATCGGGTCGCAATTCTTTATGCAGTGCCAAAAGTTAGTAGCGGCTGCTGCACAAGCATCAGCGGATTATATGCTCACTACCCAGAGAGTAGAGGGGCATAATGCTAGGCGTTTACGCTGGGGTAAGACTGACGCAATTGATGCAGCACTGAGTTTCAAAACAGCGCATTCAGTAGCAGGTAATTATTGTATAGCTATTCGTAATGCAGCGCATACAAGGTCGTTCGTATTTGAATACCAACAGTCTGTAGCGAATGTATGGGAAGAACATAGTGTAATCATCCCCGGCGAAACTGATTCCACAAAATGGGACGCGGCATTACAGGCATCACATTTTCTAAATGTCGCCCATACCCATCGGGCCGGGTCTAATTTACAAACCCCTTCTCCTAATGCTTGGGCTGATGGTAATTTCATTGGTACTTCTTCGATGTTGGATTGCCTCACATTCGTAGCAATATTTCGTTATGCGGAGGTGCAGCTTGAACCAGTACAGGTGACTAGCTTTGAGCATCTTGATTATGATACTGAGTATTTACGATGTTGTCGGTATTATGAAAAGAGCCATTCAATAAATAATTATCCTGGGGTTTCCACTTCCGCCATTGGCTCAATACGTACAGTGATACAAGTAAATGCTAGTTCCGTTGTCTATGGTATGCGGGAGTCATTTCATACACGCAAACGATCGACCCCTACTATAACTTGGTACCCAGGCTCGTCGAGTACCGCTGCGGGGAACATCCGTGATCTTGATTCGGATACAAATAGAAGTGTTAGTGCTACACAAAAAGCATCACAGCATTCTACGGGTATTCCTAATTTAGCTAATACCAGGAATAAAGATATTAGGATGGAATGTCACTGGACAGCAGAGGCTGAATTAGCATGAGTAAATATCAATTATGCGGTGAGCCAGAAGATGGTGTTTTAGATAAAGAGACTGGTGGGTGTATCCCCGCTGATCCAGAGAATGAGCATTGGGTTCAGTACCAGGAATGGTTAGCAGAGGGGAATACCCCTGACCCGTTCCCACCAACGGGCAGCACAACCGATCCAGAACCGGAGTACACCCCATGAAAACCGTACTTATATTACTACTGGTAGGCTTTTTGTCTGCGTGTAATCACGAGGAACCCCTCGAAGTAGTTATCGACATCGATCCAGACACCCGGATATGTCAGCTCGACAACACCGGGCAGGCGCATATTAAATGCTGGGGATCATGTGGTGCCGTCGCCGGATCATGTAAGATTCGGTGGCGTGCATTAGGGTCGACTGACCCGTGGGAGAATAATGGTGACAACACGAGGAAGCGGGATGAAGAACGTGATTCTGAGCTTGAGTATGCTTGCTACTGTAAGTAGTTGTGCTTGGCAGTCCGATCGTAATCAGACAGATTGCCTTATCATACTACCAGACGGTACCCGTTTTGAATGCGGGGTAGAAGATAAAGGTAGTGAAGGAGACTTAATTTTTCCGGTGCCGATGTGACAGCTATAGCATTAAATACATTTGGTGGACAAGTACCAAGACTAGGTAGGGAAGTCCTGCCTGAAGGTACAGCCGTCCATGCCAAAAATTGTTTACTGCTTTCTGGTGAGCTGCGGGGTCTGCACGCCCCCCGTGTGATAGCTGATCTCACTGCGACTATCGATGAAATAAAATCTGCGTTCAGAATTGTACGCCCAGGTCAGTCTGATTTATGGCAGACTTTTCCATACCAGAATACAAATTTTCTCAAGGGTGTAATTGTTAATGATGCCCATGATCGATACTACTGGACTACAATTCAGTCAGCAGGAGAAACCCCACCAGTAATCCCAACACTAGGCACTCCAGAATATAATACTCTAGCAAGGATTGAAGCTGGCGACCCCTCCTATATCCTGGGAGTACCCCAGCCAGGAGGTAACCCACATAACCCCCCTACTTTAAGTGTAGCTGGTGGAGTTGGTGATGTTATATCCCGCGCTTATGGATATACCTTCGTATCTGAGTACGGTGAGGAAGGCCCGATTTCCCCATTGATTATTGAGGATGGGCCTTCTGATGGAGTGTGGACAATAGATAATATGGAGATAGCAGTCCCAGATGCCGCTAATCGCCCGGCATTTACCAAACGTATTTATCGAAGCATCTCAAGTACGCTGGGAACTGCGCTGTTCTTTGTTGAAGAAGTGCCATTACTTGATGTTTCCTACGTCGATTCGGATTCCGATAATGTAGTCGGACTCAACTCCATACTGATAAGCGCAAACTTCTTTCCTCCTCCTGATGATCTGGAGGGAATACTCA